ATAATATTTTGGAACAGCATATTCATATTTTGCTATTGTTGTTGTATTGCCAAACCTATTTTCTTTTTTTATTAAATTAGTTCTAATATTGTAACCTTCATTTTTTAATCTAAATATAATATCAGAAAGCCTAGTAGCTCCATACTCTTTAATTGCCTCCCAGCTTGTAATATTACCATAAGTTTTTAAATGCCACATAATAGCATCTCTTTGTGTTTTTACTTGATCTTTAGTTATTTTAATTTTTTTCATTAGTTATCATATTTATTTCATTTAACAAACGTTTTAACTCCATTCTTTTCTCATAAAAACCCCCTCCATAAATATTAAATCTTTTCATTTCAATCATAAAGCGATCAAATTGCTTTTTTACATCTTGATATGTTTCAAGCTCAAATTCAAATTTTTTTACATGATGAATACTTGAGGCATGATTAATGTCTTTAATATACTTTTTCATGCCATTGTGTTTTATTTCCATAAAATTATAGAGATAATATAAAAACATTCTTTTAGCTTTAATTGTTGATGAATATCTATTATTGTTACTTGTAACAAATTTTTGATTAGCATTATATAGCTCACAGCTTATTTTTAAAGCATGATTAATTATTTTATCTCTTATTGTCATTATGGCTGATGTTTTAATTCATCCTCAGAATAAGTATTGGTTAAGCCTATTGTTTGAACAATACATCTTGCCTTAGCTCTTTTTTCAGCAATCTCAACTTTAAAATGTTGAATGCAATTTTTATCATTAGCACTTCCAAAAGTTTCTATTTGCTTTAGCCAGTCATTATCTTGATTTTGTAAATAACTTGTAGCTTTTATAACTACATTATCTAATTCACATTTAAGGACATCAAATTCTATTTTAATGTTTTGGTCAAATTGTATTTTTTCAATACCAGACCTAGTTATAATTACAAAACCTCTGCGGTCTTGATATATGTCATCTTTAGTTAAATTATAATCTTTATAGATTTTTGCTAGTTCTTTCTTTGTCATAGTTTATCCATTATTGCTCCTAACATTAATAAGCCTATTGATCCTATTGCAACTGTAATAAATGCAATAACATTGCCTAATATTTCTTGAGCTGTTAATTTATCTTTTATAGTATAGTTTTCAATATCTTGCATTTTAAAGAATCTATCTAATTCAACTGTATTTAATAAATATTCTTTGTTGTTTTGTTTATGTTTTACTATATGTTGTTTCATAATTAATAATTTATTGTTGTTTGATGAGGTATAAATTTAAAATCATATAAATCATATTCTCTGATTGCCCATTTATGAGTTCCACAATCTTTTATATCTTCTTTTTCTAAAGGAGTAGTGTAACCATTTTCTATGCAAACAACTATTAATTTATTTGTTTTACTATCTTTTTTAACATGATAATTACTATTAGACCAGTAAACATCTTCATTATTATTTAGTAAAAAATTTATTGTTTCTAAGATATTTTTATTTGACATTTTGTTTTTTTTAAGTTTATTATTTATTAATTATAGTACAAAGATACAATACTTTTTAACATAAACAAGTAAAAATGATAAAAACTTTAAATTTATTTTAGTTTACTAGAGATAGATATATAAAAAAAGCCCCTAAAAAAGAGGCTTCTTCTAACAAGATATTATTAAAAACAATATTTTTAACTTAAAAAAACAGCCAAATATATAAAAATTATATTACAATTTTAAAAACTGTTTGTTTTTTATGTGTTTTATCTAGGCTTTTAGCATTGTAAGCTGATAATTCTTTATTTATTGCATAGCCTTTAAATCCTTTTGTGTGCTGTAAATCAATCCTTATATCATGTCTTTCATTATCTTTCATAATATATATGTTTTGAGCCGCCCTAGAGCTTAATAATAAAGCATTTTCACTGTATGCATTAGCTCCAACAAGTGAACTTGATCTAGCAAACATATCAGTTATCTTTGTTTCATGTAAATGACCACAAATCATAAAATCAAGAATTATACCATTTCTAGCATATTTACTAATAACTTTGGCTATTTTATCATTTTGCATATTTCCAAGTTGATGACCATGTATTAGTAAAACATTATGCCCATTAACCTCAACTACCAGTTCTAAGCCTCCAGATGTAATAAAATTAATATCTGGCAATAACATTCTAAGTATTTCAAAGATGGTAAAATCATAATTGTCCGAACTGACCAAATCCACCCAACCTAGCTCATAAGCTCTTGATTCATTTCCAGAAACACAACCAACACTAACATTAACAATACTGTTTAAATCTAAAATAAAATGTTTTAAAAGATGAACACCTAAAAAAGTAGCCTTTGCCCTATTAGTTGACATGGCTAATTTTTCATCAAGCCTTCTATCTGAGTTAAGTAAATCACCAGTAATTGCTATAAAAATTTCATTTACATTATAAAAACTAGCATATTCTTTAATGTGATGTGCAAACTTTTGTAATCTTTTAGATGCTACCTCAAAATCATATTTATTATGTTTTAGATCAACAAGCTCATTAAAATGTGTGTCAGCTATTTGAACTATTATGGCTTGTTTGCCTTTAGATTCATGCTGTTTTATTGTTGTTTTAAGGCTCTCTGTTTTAAGAATATCAATTAAAGCCTTATTGTATTCAACTAAAGCATTTTCAAGCCTTACATGCTCTCTAAATGATTTGTTTTTTATTCTGTTTAAGTCGGCTTGTTTTTGGCTTCTTTTAGCCAGTTTAAGGTTTTCCTCTATTACTTCTTTGTCGGCTATCTCATATTGTATGATGTCTTTTATTCTATGCCTTAGAGTTTCTTTTTTTACATTTAAATGATATTTTTCTATTAAATGTTTTGCAATGCTTTGATACCCATTGCCATTCCAAAAATGTTCTAATATTTCATCAAGATATTCTAAATACTTTGATTCCATTTAATATGTCCAAATTACACCCTGAGTTTTATCTTCGTCTAAATCTACATGTATAAAGTTATGCCCTATTCCAAATCTTGAAAAACCAGCATTCATTAAAGCCGCTAAAATCACAGCTCTTTCTCTACTATTTTTAACTAATATATCAGCGGCTAATCCTTTTATATGTGAACTATTAGGATTCTTTTTGCTTTCTGGATGGTTTTCGCATCTGTAACCGCTTGTTATTATAAATGGAATATCTGAGCCATCCTCATTTTTTGAGTATGCTCTAGCGGCATCTAATACTTTTACAAAAGTTCTATTTATTTTACTTTTACCGCAGCAATTACAAACAAATTCTCTAAGTTTAAAGTATTTCATATAACATATAAATTTTACAGCCTTTGACTTCTTTGTGCAATATTCTTTTATATTGCTTTGTTTTTACCTCTTTTTGATATTTAGGATTTGTGCTGTTTAGTTTTCTTTTTTTAGCCATTATATTTTCCCATTACACCATTATGATGTCTTTGATTGCCATACTTTTTAGTTCTTTTATCTATTCGCTTTGGATATTCATAACGTTTTTTTAAACTTCTAGCTACGTTACCAAATTGCATTTCTAAGCTGTTTATTTTATCTGGATTATATAGTTTTATTTTTGCCATTATTTATTTTTTCAAATGATCTACCTCCAAAATATGCAGTATAAATAACTATTAAAAGTGTTTGATATACTGGAATAAACTCTTCTTGTATTTTAAATTGACCAATATTTCCGCTAAATATAGAAATAATTACAAACATAAAAGTTAAAAATGCTAAAGCTATTGGTCTTATATTTTTAGTTAATAATCCGCCATTGTTATCACTAAGCCATCTACTAGTAACTTCTTTTTGCATTGACTTTTCATAATCCAATAAAACTTCTTTTAGCTTTTTCTTAGCCTCTAGTTTTTCTTCTTTTGTTGTTGTTAGGTTATCAACTACACTTCCAACTTCTGAAACTAATTCTTTTGCTCCATTAGAAAATATTTTACTAAATATGCTCATTATTTTTTTCTTATATATTCTAATATAATATCTATTTTCTTTTTCATTTCTTCAATATTTTCAGCCGCTTTTTCATGGTGTCTAGAAAATTGATTTTTTACTTCATATAAACTAAAAACCAAAAACCTATATAAAGCATATAAAGCACCTAATAATAGAACTAAAGGCAAACCATAGCCCTCTATTAATTGCAAAATTTCGTTCATAATTTATTTTTTAAAGTTCCAATAATATATTTTATAAATTGAAATGCTTATTGCTAAAACTAAGGACACAAAAGTTAAATATTCATTACAATCTGTAATGCTAAAACCTATTGCAGTACCATTTGCAGCTAAAATTTCTATTGTATCTTTCACCTCGTTTTTCATGTCGTCCATGGTAAAGGCAAAGTTTCCTCAATAGGATTTTTTTGCAGTTCAATATTTGCAGCTAATTGTTCGTCTATTTCACTTGGACTTGGCTCTTTCATTTCATTTAACCAAACCTCAACATCAGCTTCAGTTAGATTTTCATAAAGTACAAAATCATTAGGATTTGGTGATGTTAAAGGCATAGCCCCATAAACATCAGCATAATAATAATTTTCTTCTCCTTCAGTACCTTCTGACGCAGCTCTACGCCAATGCAGCATGTTAACCACATTTTGCAGTTCTTGTCCTTCAACAGTTTCTTTTATTACACAATCCATTGAAGATATTATCCATTTATATGTTATCATTTTTTTATTTATTTTATTCAAAAGAGGCAATAGTTCTTGTAACTACTGTTCCTCCAACATTTATTTTAACTTTTATCGCACCATCCGCTGAATCCATATATATGGAAGATTTATTAGTTGCTGGATCCGCTGGAGTTGATATTGCGTTTAGTGTTAATACATCATCAAGCTCTAGAACACTTTGAATCTGTGCTTTACCAGCTATATCAATTTTATAATTTGTATCTGGATTTGTTGTTCCTATACCAATAGTTTTGTGAAAATAAATTTCATTTTCACTACTATCTAAAGTAATATAAGTATCTTCACTAGCACCAGCTTTAAAAACAATGTCATCAATATCTCTAGTAGTTTTTATTACTAAATTATTAAATGACGGCTGTATTACAGTATCTGTGCCATCACCACCAATTCTTAAAACACCAGAATTAGTATTTCCTATATATATGTCGGCAGTACCATTTCCATATATTTGACCAAAATTAGCGATTCTAATATGTCCATTTACGAAAAGTTTTGCTCCAACATCAGTTGTTGTTCCAATGAGTACGTTTCCATTTGATTTTATCCGCATTCTTTCTGAACTATTAGCCCAAAAAGCTAAATTGTTTCCAGTAGCACCAATTAAATTGTTTCCAGTTGTGTTATTATCAGCAAACATTGCAAATGCACCACTATCACCAGATTCAATTTTTATTATCTCATTTACAGTTGCATCATAAACATGTAATGGTTTGCCTGGACTGGAAGAACTACCTATCATTATGCTGTTAGTCGTTGTATTTCCATTATCTGTAACTTCCTGAAGCGTGTCCGCAGTTCCAACTTGAGCATCTACATAGGCTTTTACACTTTCGGCTGTTGGAACATTATTTGCAGTAGCCCCACTCATTGTATCACTATCAAGCCATCCAGTTATTTCTACACCACCTTTTGCAATACCATCAGCATCAATAGTAAATCCAGCAACTGTTCCTTTTGTTTTGTTTTGGTATTGTGAAATTAAATCTTTAGAATCAATAACTATATCTGAATTAATTAAAATATCCTCATCTAAATTAGTAGATGCAACACTTAAACTTGTATCATTTGCACTTTGATCTGATGTTATAGTAAATTCTGGGCTTACAAAATCCTCAGTTGTTATTTTAAAAACATCATTAGTTTTAAATATTGCAGTTCCAATACTTTGAATAGGTATTGATGTTATTGAGTTTTGACCAGTAGCCTTAACACTATTTATACTTCCAGAAAATGCAGCTGATGCACTAAATATTATTAATGTTGAGCCAGTACAAAGTAAAGGAAATTCATAAACACCAGTTTCTGACATTAAATGAGTTCCACCACTTGAACCAGCTTTCATTGTTAAGCCACCAGCTTCAACTGTTACATCAGCTGTAATTGTAAATTTTTGATTTAGTGATAATGCGTTTTGACTTAAATCACTTGTTGAGCCAGTTGTTGTAAATGTCGCCTTATTACTAGCTATACTCCAACCAGTTCCTTTGGTCCAATTAGCATCAGTTGTAAAACTTCCATTAGTGATAACATCACTTCCATAAGCGGCTATGTTATTAGTAATTGGAGTAATTATTTGTAAATTTGAAATTAATGGAATTTGTGTTGTGTTTGGAGGAGCAATAGCAGCCGCAGCTGAATCATTATCTTGAGATAAAGTTCCTCCTATTATTTGATTTGATATTGCTGTATTTGAAGAGCCATCATATAAAATTTGATAACCTTCATAATTTATTTCATCTTTTAATAAACTCCAAGAACCAGTTTTCATATATGAATATATAATGCTTCCAGCTGCACCCACTGTTGAAACATGTCTTAATCTACCAATAGGATTGACATACATTGGTCTGGAATTTTGTTCTTTATTCTCTTCTGAAATTACTAAGTTTAGATTTAATAATTGAACTACTTTTTTAGCTCCGTTTAAATATTGTTGTAATAATAATCTTGTAAAACTATCAGTTCCAGTAATTGTGCCAACACCCCATTGACCAGCGGCACTTGATTTTTGAAATCCAGAACCATTCCAAACTTGCAAACTACCTTGTGATGTAGACATTAAAGAATCACCCCAAATCATTTCTCCTAAATCTTCTGATTCAACTTCAGCACCACTAGGATTAATCTCAAATAATTCTGTGCCATAAGTTGCTCCCACAACATTGCTAATAAAAAGTAATTGACCTTGGAATGGATTTTGCACAAAACCAGGAGTATAATCATAAGTAATATTGCCATTTATAGTAGTTATTACACCTGAATTAGTAGAACCAATATCAGTTGGATTTAAAGGCTGACTGTTTGATTGAAGTGAATTTGTCCATGATATATAATTAACTCCACCAGATGTAAATGGACTAATTGCAGCTAAATATTGTATTCCAAAACTAAATGCATTAAACAACCTAAAAGAAGATGAATGACTTCCAGCTGTTGAGCCTTGCATAGTTTCACCATTAGCACCCCATGGCTCAATATCTATATAAAATTTCCAAGAGCCAGTAAGATTCAAATTATCACCAACAGAATCTTTAAACTCTAAATCTTTATCAAAACCTACAAGAGTTTGAACAGCACTTGTATGTTGTATAAATGATTGCCAAAATGGTCTAACTTTATTAAATGTTGCACCTATTTGTTCTGGCTTTTGTGTTGACCAATAATACTGAGGAGTATTATATTTGTCAAAAATTAAATAATAAGTAGTTGAGCCATTAGTAAAATATAAATTAAAATAAATTTTCATTTGAGTATTTCCAGCCCAATTAAAGTCATTTGTGTTCAGCTCAATATCTAATGGAATATTTATCTTTAAACTTTCAGAATTAGAAATGTCAGCTATTTCATCTTGAAAAACTAATGAACTTGGAGCGTAAGGAGTTTGGCCAGGATCAACACCAAAAGGAAAACCTCCATAATAATTTCTATTTCCATAGTCAATAAATCTTGCAGTTACTTGTTTAAGTTTTGGCATATAGTCAAATGTGCCGCCACTTAATTTTCTTATTCCACCATCTAAAGTTCCATTTACTGGTAATTGGTATCTTGTCCAATATGTACTACCTAAATTATCTTGGCTTGATTGTACCGCAGCATTTAAGTTGTAAGTTCTAGAATTTATATTGTCTGGATTTGTTGCAGTTCCAGTTTCATCTGTTATATATTCTGGAATTTGAACAATATAAAATTTATGTTTCCAATAAGTAATTCTAGCCCCCCAGTGTCGCAAAATATTTTCAAGAACATTATAGGTATTAACTGGAGTAATGTTTTCATTAGCGTCAACATTGTACATCATTGACATTGAACATTTTGTTAAATCTAATGGATCTGAAGCAACATTAGTATCTGGCATTGCTGCATTATACCAATTTACAGCGGTTACAATTTGATAATCTTCTGTAACACCAGTGTTTGGAGGAGTTATTCCTCCACAAGCTATGTTACCAGTTGTTGACATTCCAGTTTTGAATAAAATTTCTTTTAGCCAAAATGTAAATTTAGCTGGACCATAATATCTATCATTTGTGTCATAATTTCCAGGTGTATTTGCTGGAGTATCATAAGAAGTATATTTTACCCAGTCCTTTTCTTTTAACAAAGCCAAACCATCAACCGCAGTTAGTTTTACTGGATAAGGATAATATTTATCTGGAGTAGCACTTAAATCCATTAAAACAAATCCACTCCATAAAGGAGCTGAAGATGTATAATCTGAAGATGTGCCTTTATATAAATGAACATAAACATCTCTTTCACTAAAGGTATTTTTAATATCTTTAATAAAATTGTCAGTGTCTACATTAGTTACCATAAAAGGCAACTCTAACTTACTAGAATTTATTGGACTAAATCTGTTTTCTTTATCTGTATCATAAGAAATAACTGGACCTCCTTCACCAAGTGTTATTTCTGTACTAGAAGAACTGTAGCCATTAACCCAAATTTCTAAATAATAATCCCAGCCATTATAACTTTTATAGCTAGTAAAATATTTTTTTCCGAATGCCATGAATTAAACTGATCTGAATCTAGTTATACTTCCTCTTTGATTTGCTAAAAATATATCATTTCCACTTATACGCCCAAAAACTTCAACTTTTTGCACACCTCCGCCATTATTATTCATCATTGAATTTAGTTTACTTAATGGCAACACAGCTTCAGATTCGTTACCCTCACCGATTAAAGCCATTGTTGGGCCAGTTACAATTCCTCCAGAGCTTAATTTTGGTATTTTAGATAAATTTAAAACATCTTTCAATCCTTGTCCTAAAGCATCTTTTAATGTTAATTTACCACCACCAAACATGAATTTTATTGCAGTTGTAATAGCTAGTTGAATTAACATTTGTTTTATTGCTTGTTTTAAGTTTTCTAAGAATGAATTAAAAAAACCTTCTTGACTATATGCAGCTGAAGTCATGGCACTTGAAAACACATTCTCAAAAGTTTTAGTAGCTTCATTAAGAGCTATTTGGTTTTCGGTTAATTTTTTAACACCAGTTCCAACATTATTTAATGGACCAATAAGTTTTGCTGGATTCATAGCACTTAAAAAAGGTATTTTACCATTATCAAAATTCATTCCACCCATTCCACCAAATAAACTACCAACACCAGTTAACTCTTTGAAATTATTAGATAATTCTTTTATTATTTGACTGAATGATTTAAACTCTTTTTCTGGTAAATTTTTTCCAGTAGCTACAACAGTAGCCATCTTAGCACCTAATTCAATAAACACATCACCTCCTAAATTAACACTTTTTAAAGCAGCCCCCAGTGCTACAAACAAACCAGCAAAATCTTTGTTAGCAAATTCATTTGCAATTCTTGTTGATACGTGACCTAAATTATTAAATAATAAAATAAATGCTGATGCTAAGGCAGCCACCAAACCAGTTGTACTTAATAAAAATGGAATTAAACTTCTTTGCATTAATCTGATTAAAGTTCCAAAAGCTGTTAAAACTGGTCCTAATGCAAATGCTATTGCCCCCCACTCTAAAGCGTTTTGTTTTTGTGCTGGAGTTAACTCAGAAAATCTATTAATCATGTTTCTACTCCATGCTAATAATTTTTGAGCTATTGGTAAAAGTTGTTGACCTAATTCAATTCCTAAATCTGTTATTTGATTTACTAAAATTCTAGTTTGATTTGCAAAACTTCCAGATGTCCTTGCAAAATCACCTATTGCTTTGGAACTTTGTTTTGCAGCTAGTTGATAAGTTAAAGTTGCTTTTTCAACTCTTGTTAATTCTTTAAATATTAATCCTTGATCTTTTGCAAAGCTTTTTAAATCAGCTTCTGTAATTGCAATACCTAATGATTTAATTGATTCTCTTTCACCTAATAAGGCTTTTGTTAATGCTAATGATGCTCCCTCAGCCCCTCCAGAAAAGTTTGTAAATGATGCCAAATCAACAGCTAACTCATTTACTTGTTTTGATAAGTTTAATGCTTCTTTTTCTGTAAAACCAAATCCAACTAATAAATCCCCAGTATCACCTAGCATTTGTTTTGCAGCCTTACTTGATAAACCAAAAGAATTTTTAAAAGTATGTGCGGTATTTTCTGCTTGTTTTTGTATGCTACTAAAAACTGTTTTAAATTTTGAATCGGTTTCCTCAAAATCACTAGCCATTTTAACCGCTGCAATTCCCAAACCAGCTAGAGGCAAAGTAACATTTCTTGTTAAAGTTTGACCAGTACGTTCCATTTTAGCACCAAACCTACTGATGCTTTTTTGAGCTTTTTTCATTGCTTTGTCAAAACCTTGAAAATCAGCTCCAAACATTACAGTTAACTTACCAACTAATCCTAATGCCATTTTTTATTTACTTTTATGTTCAGATAATTTTTTAATATATTCAGCTTTCTCTTTCAACTTTTTATAATCTATCTTTTTTTGTTTCTTATCCCATTCAAACTCAATCAAATCAGTTGGCTTTAACTTTTTACCTTTTGCTATTTGTATATTCAATAACAATGTTGTTTGCCATCTTGTTCTTTCCCACTTGCCTCTTTCCCTCATGTTTTCTAGCTCATAAAAGCCATCCAACTTATTCCAAAAATGTTTTGGCAAGTAGTCGTAAAATTCATCAACTCCCATTCCTAAATATCCAAAAGCAATTTTTTCAAGTTTACGCCAAGAAAGTTTTTCTTTTACTTCTTGGCTTTTTGCTTTTTTTCAGTATCACCTCCCATTTGTTCCGCAAGGATTTCCATAGCTTTTGCAATAGAATCATAATCACTATCAATTAAATCAGCTAAGTCATCAATAGTTAATTCACATTCTTGTTTTGCAGCTCTATAACCATCCTCTATTCCACAATAAATTAAGTTCAATGCATTATCTAAAGTCATGTTAACACCAAGTTTATCTAAATCTTGTAATGTTGTATTTGTCTTAGATGAATATTTTCTTAAAGCATTAAATCCAAATTTAATTGGATATTTTTTCTTATCTATTTCTATAAAAGTATAATTCATTTTTTTGTTTAGTTTATAAGGATCATAGCAAAGGCACTAAACAAAAATCAGTGCCTAAGCTAATCACCTATGTTTTACACCTCAGTTCTTGACAAAGGACCAGTTCCCTCAATACTAAATGAATAAGTTGCAGTGTCTTCTGTTCCACCAGTTAAGCTCATTGACGTTATATAACCTTGACCAGTATAATAATTGTCATCAGTTGATTGATTATCACCAAACATAAATGTTACTGGTTGTCTTGTTGTTAATATATTTGCATCTATTAAGTCATCAGCTCCATCAGTTACAGCTGTTCCACCTCCATTTGTCCAAGCATAAGCTCCATCTACATCTAAAGAGTAATCTCTCAACCCTTCTAGAATTTCCTTAAATCCATTACTGTCCTTATTTGTGATTTCACGAGGTGAATGATTTACATTTAATGTGCAATTTTGAGCAAATGCAATAAGATTAGTTTGCCCACTATTTCCACTATAAACTTTTAATTCGGTTCCATTTAAAATAGCCATTTTCTTTTTATTTTTTAATTAATTAATTATTTTCTTCAGCAATTTTTACTTTGCTTTTTTTTTCTTTTTTTTCTTTTTTGTATAAGTACCCATTATCTTCTAAAAATTTAATTGTGTTCTTATCTTTAATTTCCATCTCTGTTCCAGCCATTATTACTTGACCAGCGTATCTCCAATTTTTTTGTAATTTTATTTTCATATCTATTTATTTAACTTGTTGGGTTAATTTGTCTAATCTCAAAATCTAAAGCTTTTCTGTAAATACCAGCATCACCGCTAGTGTCATCAAATATATCATTGTAACTTTGAAATTGACTTGATTGTATTTGTTCACCTCCATAAGTTCCTTCATTAATTCTATCCATTGCAACTCTAATTTTTTGTGCTAAATCAGATGCCTCAGAATATGTTTCACTATAACAAGAAATCATAACGTCATTAGTGTCAAGTGTACTAGCACCATCTTTTGTGTCATTTGGCTGAACACCAGTAACATCATAAATGATAAAAGGAAATGTTGTTGTTTGCGGAGCTACATTAGGAAATATCCTTGTTCCTACTAAAGCACTAACATCACTATCATTTGCTAAAATATTATATATTGATTTACCTATTTGCATTTTAACTATAACCTAATGTTCCAAATTTAACTAATTTTTTACTTTCTTTCAACATTACTTTTCTAGCATCTATTAATATGTTTGCCATTAATCCTCTTTTTGTTTCTTCATAAGCTGGTTTTATAAATGGTTTTGCTGGTCCCCATTTATAAGTTGGACTTTGTGCATCTCTTCCAACTTCAATCCATGCTCCATAAAAACCACTTTTTCCACTTTTTTTACTAAATGCACCTTTTGCTCTTAAACCAACATAACCCCCTCCAATTCGTCTGGTAGCTTTTGTTGTTATAAAACCAACTGATTTTTCTAATGTTGTTGATCCAACACTTCCTTTTTTAAAAGGCATTCCGCTTATTTTTTGTTTTATTTTATCTTGTAATGGTTTTGAGTTTTCTCTAAATATTCTGGTTAAGTTTTTAGGATTGTTTAATTGTCGTGGAAATTGTGCCATAAAATTATCAAGTTCTTTCATACCAATAACATTTACACCAACACGATTCATTGTGCCAGTTGTTCCAGCTAATTTTGCTGAAACACTTCTACCTCTATGACCAAATGAAAATCCCATTAATCTTTATTTTCACAAATTATTTCTAAAAAAGCAGTTCTACCATCTATTTCATTAATTACTTTAGGAAAATAACTTTTTGAATCATATACTATTTTTGATTGTAAAGTAACACTTGCAACATCTAAATTTCTAATATAAATGTGCAACTTAGTCATTCCAGTTATTTTACTTGATTCATCCATTTTTTCTGATCCTCCCTTCCATTCAATCGCAGCCCAAACAGTGCGAAATAAAGAATAGCTTCTAGTCAGTTCACCATAGCTGTTTGCTGATGTGCTAACATTGTAAATTTCTACTCTTCTATCAAGTTCACCTATTGTCATCCTATTATTTGAACTTTATATGTATCTAATAACCATTTAACATTTTGAGGTAGCTCAGTTGCTATTCTACCAATAACCACACTATTTCTGTTTTGATAGAAATTGCCGATAGTTAATAGGATAGCTTGTTTAATTATTTCTGGCACATCACTTGCAGCACCATAGCCTACTGTATATCTTGCTAAAACAGCATCATTTCTTTTTGTAATATCTGGAAAACTTTTAGAATCAGCTAATTGAATTTGTGATGGCTCATAATTTAGCTGAGTATCATAAATGCTTGAATCAAGTATAACTTGATTTTCAGTATTTCCTAAAGCTGAAATTGTGAATGTTGCATTTCCATCACCTCCAGTAATTGTAATAACATCATTTAATGAATAACCACTACCAGGGTTATTAATGGTAACAGTTGTAACTTCAGTTGATGCCGCTTTTATATCAACTATAAGACCGCTTCCAGTTCCTCCAGTTGTTGCCACATCATAGGTAAATCCATTAGCATAACCACTTCCAGCATTAGTTAAAGTAATTGAGGATGGAATTGTTGTTGTTCCACTTGGATAATATTTTACATAACTTACAGCACTAACTTTACTTTTAAATAAAGTTTGTAATTCAGCAAAACTACTAGCATATTGTTCAATTACAGTATCAATAAAAAATCTATTTGTGTACTCTTCACTTAATTGTGTTGCAGCTTTTATAATAGATTCAATATAAGTGTCATCCGCACTTGTATCAACTTTTAAATGACTTTTAGCCTCTGTTAAACTTACTGGAAATGTTGTTGCCGCTGTAATTACTTGATATGTTTTCATATTATTTATTTATAAAAAAAGGAGTGATGGTCAGTTCCACCACCCCTTTTCTTGAATTAAGTATTAATACTAAGCCTCTAAGTTTTTGTGGAATGTAGCTGATTGTACAGCTCCAGCATCAACTAAAGATGTTAGTACATATCTTGGCTCACCAGTTCCAGCTCCAGAGTAAATGTCATAAATCACATCTAATCCACCAAACTGAGCAATGTGTACTTTAGAGAAATCTCCAAATAAAGCCGCAGTTTTTGAAGCAGTACCACCAGAGTTTAAGTTAGATGTTATAAATGAGAAATATCCATTTAATCTCTTATCAGCATTATCATATAATGCAGAAACAGAAGCAACTTGAGCTAAAGATTTAACATCAGAATATGCAGCTGGATTTAGAATGTAAGCCATTCTTGATCCTTCTAAATTAACATCAGCCGCTAAAGTATCAGTTTCCATTTTCTCAACGTTAGCAACAGAAATTGCAGATGTTGCAGAAGATGTTGCATCTTTAAATAAAGATGTTGGAGCATCAGAAACGTCATCATTTGCTAAAAATGCTGATTCCATAGTTGCAGCAACAGATTGTGCCATGTTTCTTCTTAATGCAGCTTCAATAGATGCATTTTGAGCAATAGCCTCAGCTGATACATTAACAATAGAAATACATTTCTTTGGGCTTAAAGTTAAAGATGTTGCAGTTCCATTTGCAGCTGGAGCAGAACCTCCAGTTTCAGCAACGAATCCAGAATTGATTGATGAAAATACTGGGAATTTCATGTTGTTTATTCCAGAGTAAAAGTTACTTCCGGCAGCTGCTAAAACCATATTTGCCTCAAGCTGGTCAGTCCATGCCATAACTTGAGTGGCATTTCCAGCAGATGTTGCAACCGCAGCTCTTGTTAATATGCTTGAAGGTATACCGATTCCTTTGTAAGATTGACCAGTATATCTTGACTCATTTCTAGCTTCTTGATCCATTTCTTTTACAAGTCCTTCTATTCTACCATTTGCAGCTTGTGATAAAGCTTCTTGAAAAGAGTAATCTCTCACTTCTTTTTCTACTTTTGTACTTGTAACTCCAGAAACAACCGCAGCATTACGCTTGATAGTTTCCATTTTTTCAGCTCTTTCAATCTTTGCATCTAGGTTATCTATTTCAGTAAGTAACCCATCAACTTGATTGTTTTCGTCAGAGGTTAAATCTCTTTCCTCAGTTGTAGCAACATCCTTAATGTTTTCCAACTGAGAAATAATGTCTGATCTTTCCTCCTTTAAAATAATTGATGTTTTCATTTTATAATTTTTTTTATTTATTTTCTCTTTTTTAATTCAATATTTAATGAGATAAGAGAATTTCTCACTAAATTGTTTTCCTTTTCTTCTATTATTTCTTCTTTAGTTTCCTCAACTAAACTTTCTTGATATTCTTTTAATCCTCTTTTAGCAACAACTAAATCACTTTCAGCCATGTTATATGCTGGATATGTTACTGGAGAAACATCATAAAGCCTATCAATCTTTTTAATTGTTCTAATGTTGTTTCCTTCGTCATCAGTTGACCAGTCATCCTCAGCCACAGTAAATGCAAATGAGCTTTGTGTAATATCACCACGCTTCATTGAAATAGCTAAATCTTTTCCATAAGATGTTTCTGGCATTTCAAATTCATATTTTAATCCTCTTTCATCCGCAGTTAACTTTAATGTTCCAGATGTGTTTCTCGCTAAAATTAAATTAGGATCATGATTTATTAAGGCTCTAACATCAGATGTGTTTATTAGTTCCTCAGTAAAAGCTCCTCTTTCTATAAACTCATAAAAGCCTCCAAGATTGTTTGATCTTGAATCATAAACACTTGCATGACCAACAACTAAATCTCTTCCATCCTCAGTTGAATCAACTCTAGTTTCTATGTTAAATATTCTTTTTTCCATTTGATTATAATTTTTTAAATTTCTTTCATCTTTTTCTTCCTCTGCAATTATTTCATTTCTTTTTCTTTCTGACCATTTTACAGCCGCATCACCTCCCCACAAAGCCCATGCTATTCTACCAGCACTTGGAAAGCCATCCTCATCTGGGCTAAAACCTTCACCTTCTTTGTCAACTTCATGCCTCTTTAAATAGCTATACATTCTTGTCACTCTATCTGGAGTAAGCTCATTATTTATTATCATATTGGCTGTTTTTAATCCAACCTCAGTTCCACCTCTTCCAAACTCTTCACGCCATTCTTTACCTTTCTTAGCCTCTTCAATCATGCCTTCTGTTGGTGTAAAGTCAATATCACTCAATGCTCTATAATCACTATTTGCGTCATCAGATTCTTTTTTAGAATCATAAATGCAAGAGCCATTTTCTCCCCATTTCCATTTACCATTATCACATTGTATGCTAGGCATCTTGTCCAACTTTGTCTATTGTTGTCATGTTCATTTGCATGAAATGCTTATCACCTCCTTCAATAGAGTTCATATTTTCTTTTTGTCTAACTTCATTTATTGACATATAACCATTTGTGATTGCAGTTTTATATGCCTCAGTTCTTGATTTTACATCACCTCTCAATAATCCATTTACATTAAACTCAACAAATGTTTTGCCTAGCTCATTTGTTCTAAATAATTTTAGATTCATTTCTTGTTCTATTCTTGTAATATAAGGCATTAAAGTATAAGTAACAAATTCTTGAGATTGCATTTCAATATTATTAAAACTTGATTTGCTTAAATCTTTGAGCATATGCGGAGGCACATTAAAAATTCTTGCAACCTCTTCAATACTAAATTGTCTTGAGCTTAAAAACTGTGCTTGTTCTGGACTGATTGAAATAGGCTTAAATGTTAATCCTTCCTCTAATACAATAGTTGAATTACTGTTTTTTAGTTTGCCATAGTTACTGTTAAAGCTAGTTTTTAATCTTTGTAAAGCTGTATCACTTAAAGCTCTATCAGTTTGTAATATAGAACTTGGCTTTGCTCCATTAGAAAAGAATGTTGAGCCGAACTCTTCTAAACTAACACCCCAGTTTAAAGCCTTTGCACATTGATCAATAGGGCTTAATCCAGTTACACCATCATCTGTAATTGTTTTAAAATGTAACATATCACTAGAATCTAAAACAGCACCGCCATCAACTTGATAAAAAAGTTCATTATTATTTACAACAACTGTAACATTACTTGGATCTAAACATATTAATTGAACTGGAGTTCCAGAATTATTCCTTACTATTTGAACATAACTATTTCCTTCAGTACAAATACTGAGCATAATAAACTCAAAAAAAGTTATTTTATTTTGATAATAGTTAGGCTTGAATTTTACAAGATTGTAAATAGGACTTTCTGTATCCTCTAATTTATCACCATTTTTTTGTTTTGTGTAAACAGAAATTGGTAGTGATGAAACCGATTCTGCAAGTAATCTAATTGCACACCAAACAGCAGTAAGCGTTAGAGCTTTGTCAGTATCAAAAACATTAGCATCTGGAAATATTGTGTTAAGAGATAAATCTCTTTTTTGAGTTTTGGGTGGAATGAATACGTTTGTTATTCTTTCTAGTAAAGTCAATGTGAAATAATTATTTTCACAATAATACAATACAATTCAATTTTAAAAAAATAGTTTTTATATTTTTTTTTAACATATTTATAAAACTAAAATGTCTCTTTCATCATAAACGCTATCACTACTCTCAGTTGTTAAATGACAACCTAAAGCCATAATCAATGCAACTACTGGATCAATTCTATCTACACTCTTAGATTTTGATGGCTTGATATTAGATGCTGGATCTTCTTGCAAAGTTACATTACTCATACACCAATTCATGCATGGATTATTATTGTGAATAATATTTTTAGATAATATTTCAGCTTCTAATGTTTTAGTTGGCATTGACATTGAAACAAAACCCTGACCAAAAGGATCCATGTTAGCACCATCATTTTGTAAATCAATTACTAATTGACTAGCATTCCACCTATCATAACAAATGGATTGTATTCTATATTTTAAACTTAATTCATTTATTTTAGCTTTGATAAAATTATAATCAGCAACATCACCACTTGTTCCAAAAACATGACCATCTCTTAACCATGCAACATAATCTACACCATCTCTTTCACTTCTTTTCTTTGCATTTTCCTCTGGAATAAATATGTAAGGAATAAAAACAAACTTGCCATCAACATTAAATAATAAAACAAACGCTGTTAAATCTCTTGTAGAAGCTAAGTCAAGACCACCCCAACATTCTTTGCCTTCTAAAATACTATAATCAAATTCTTTATGACATGCATTCCATTCTCCAGATGTAAGCCATGCACTATGTGAATCAGTCCATTGATTTAACATTAAACGCCTAAATGTATTTTGATATGAAGGAACATCAATAGCCCTTTGACTTTCCCTTTTCATATATTCTTTTTTTAAACTAATACCATAATTTGGATTTGCTTTTTTCCATGTTGATTCTAAAGTAATATCGTCATCATTTTCACTTTCATAAATAACAGCATAAAAAGAATCGTCTAAAATACTTTGATCTAAAACTTTTTTAGCGTAACTATAAATCTCATAACATATAGATTGCTTATCATAACCAGCGGTTGTAATTGCAATAGTTAAAGGCTGACGTCTTGATCCAGTTGATGTTGTAAGTGTGTCCCATAAATCTCTATTAGGCTGAGTATGCAATTCATCAAAGATTATGCAGTTGGCATTAAATCCATGTTTTGTTTTAGAATCTGAACTTATAGCTTGATAAAAATTTCCCTTTGATTCATTTACTATTGAGTTTCTATATGCTTTGCCTCTTGAAGAAAGTTCAGCATTTTGTTGCAACATTCCTTTAGCAATTTCAAAAACAATACCAGCTTGACTTCTATCACCAGCCGCACTATAAACTTCACTTCCTCTTTCCTCATCTGCAAACAACATATATAATCCTATTGCCGCACACAAAGTTGACTTGCCATTTTTTCTTGGCACTTCAATAAATACTGTTCTATATTTTCTAAGATTTGTTTCTTTATTTTTCCAACCAAATATATCACCAACAATTTTACTTTGCCATTTTTCTAATTTTAATGGCTGACCAGAAAGCTCACCTTTTGTATGAGTTATAAAAGTTTCTATAAAGCCAATAGCTCTTTCAGCTGATTTTTTATCAAAGTAATATTTACTCAAAGTAATTGTTTATTTGTGTGTTATTATTTATTGTTGGAGCATTAATACTTGCTCTAGCAACTGGAGTTAATCCAAATTGTGTCGCTAATTTTAAAGCAGCATTCAAAGCATCTTTTGCAATTTTTTGATATGGAACAGCTTGTGCATGTTTTAAGGTTCCATCACTATTTTTAAAAACTTGTATCCTACCTTTTTCTCTAAGCAATTTTTCTGTTTCTATATATAAACTAATTTCATTACAATATGCCTCAATCAATCTCAAGTCAATATTGTGTAACATTTTTAAATTAAATAATTGTGTTGTTATTTTATACCATTCTTGAACACCTATTTCAGATAATAATTCTGGTGGCTCTGGCAAATTTAAAACAAGATCAGCTGTCATTTCATTTTCAAGAACTCTATCAGCTCTTTCTGTTCCTTGCATTTTTTTTAAAATAGTTGGTTTCTTTTTTCTGCCTTTACTCATTTTTATTATATTTGTATCATTAAGAATACTTGTTAAAAAAGATTTCTTGATAAGTTCTGAAAAAGCCAATACATAGTGTTGGTTTTTTTAGTTTATCTTTTCAGCTTTTAGTCCAGTAAATTGTTCCCACCTTTCTATTATAACATCACAGTACTTTTCATCTAACTCCATACCATAACATTTTCTATTTAATTTTTCAGCTGCAATTAATGTTGAGCCACTACCTAAAAATAAATCTAATACAATATTATTATTTATACTACCATCAGTTATTGCTTTAGAACATAATTCTATAGGCTTCATAGTTGGGTGTAAATTATTTTTAGATGTTCTTTTTATATCCCATATATCCATACCATTATTACCTCCGTAAAAATTATGATTCTCAACCCATCCATAAAATATAGGCTCGTATTTACTCATGTAATCACTATTACTTAAAGTATGATTTCCTTTATTCCATATTATTAAAGACCTACACTTTAAACCTACTCTATTTAAACTGTTATAAAATTTATCTATTCCTAATCTATAAAAGCTAATATAAAAAGCACCTAAAGTATATTTTTTAATTATTAAATTAAAATTATCTAAAAATTCTTCTCCTTCTTTTTCAGATAGTTTATCGTTTTTTATTTGTCCATGTTTAGAATTAAAACTTTTTGAACCATCAGCATGTATTCCTCCTGTAAAATTCATAAGATATGGTGGGTCTGTAAATACCATGTCAGCTTTTTCTCCATTCATTAATTTAGCAACATCATCTGAGCTTGTGCTATCGCCACACATAATTCTATGTTCTCCAAGTTTCCAAACATCACCACGCTTGACTTTGCTTTCTTTTGCCTCTGGTATTTCATCATCATCAATTAATCCATCAGCTGTTGTTTCTTCTTTATCAAATAATTCATCTGGAGTAAATCCCCACTCAGTCAATTCCTCATAATCAAAATATTCTTTCACTAATTCATCATCAAAACTTCCTCCATTTTTATTTAGCCTAATATTTAATTCTCTTTCTTTATCTAATGTTAAATCTAACTCATTACAATCAATTTCTGTATTTCCTAAGTCAGCCCAAACTCTTAATCTTTGATGGCCACCAATAACTATGTTTTTTCTTTCTTTATTTATATTTATAATAATCGGATCAACCAAACCAAATCTTGTAAGGCTATCTTTTAAATCTTGCTCTTGTACTTTGTTAATTTTTCTTGGATTGTATTCAGCTGCAATCAATTCTGTGATTTTTCTTTTTACTATTTTCATTTTATTTTTTATTTAGTGTTGGCTCTGTTCTTATTAAATATGGAACACCGAACTCTTTTTCAACTTCAATCATATAACTTCCGCATTCACATTCAGCCTCTCTTGTTCTAACTTTTCCATCTACTATTTCAAGAGTAGCTTTTTCTAAATTTTTTTTTGCATTACAATTTTTACAATAATATTTAAACATAATTTTTTGGTTTTAGTTTGAACTTAAACTGATATTAAATTGATATTGATACCCATATGTCCAATTTTGGCATCGATAACAAAAAAG